GACGCTTTAATGAGAGAAGCAATTGAACTAGCAAAAAAATCTTTAAGGAAATTTAAAATACAACAATTAGACGATAATGGAAAAGTGCTAAATGAATACAACGGCCCAACTGAGGCATGTAAACAATTTAATGGAAGATATCAAGACATTCAATGAGCTATAAAACGTAATAAGAAAAAATATGGATACTACTGAAGGAAAGTCGAAATTATTGACTAAAATACAACACATAATCGACGGATGAATTAAATGGTTTAAAAAAGAAGAAACTGTTCAATCGAAAAAAAGATTGTCTATTTGTATGGAATGTCCAGATAAAATAAAAATTGGCAGAGATTGGGTATGCTCAAAATGCTACTGCGTATGTAAGATTAAGGTACTTGTACCTGAGGAACAATGTGATATGAATAAATGGTAATGGAAGTAAATAATATGTTTGAAAGTTTGCTTAAAGATACAGCAGACACTATTGTAGAGAATAATCTTGAAGGAATTTGTACAGATGAAGTTGAAATAATACCTATAAATAGTAATGTATTAATTAAACCTTATCCAACAAACCCTTATCGAAATATAGAAACTACTGCTTCAGGTTTAATCGTTGGAGTTGAAAGTTCTAAGACTTATAAATCCAATGAAACTGGAGAGATAGAACAAAATTTAGATGTTATTAAATGTGGTCAAGTTATTGCTAAAGGACCAGATTGTAAAAATGTAGAAGTCGGAGACGATGTATATTATACTACTTATTCTGAAGGTAAACTTCCTTTTAGAAAGAAAGGTTATGTACTTGTAGGCGAAGGACTTCTTATGTGTAGAATTGTTAAAAAGAAATAATTATGGTTAATGGAGAATTTGATACCAGAGTGTATTTCGCACCTGGTGATCTTGTAAAAGTAAGACATGAAATTGAAAATGTTCCTGTGATGTTTGTTGTTGAAAAAACTACAAGGAACTTGAGAAATAGAGAAACTGGAGATATAGAAACTATGTTTCTTGGTATAAAATGTCGTTGATTTGATAAAAATGGTGTTTTACAGGAAGCAACGTTTTCTACTAAGGATTTAGAGAAAGTTTAAAAATGTTTAATAATCCATTAAGAAAATATCAAGAAGGTGGACAAGCTCCATCTAAAGAACAGGAACAAATGATGGCTGCATTTGTTCAGTGGCTTCCTACAAAGATTCCTGAATTTCAGAAAATGGAACCAGAACAAATTGTGCAACAGCTAAATCAACTTTCACAAACTGAAGAAGGTAAAAATTATATTATGGATTTAATGGCTCAATTTTATGAAGAGTACAAAAGCCAATCTTTTAGAAATGGAGGAAAGATTCATGATTTTATTTGCAAACACGCAAAAGGTGGTAGAGTAGACTGCGGTTGCGGTGGAACTAAGATTAAATTTGGTGCTGAAGGAGACAAACTTCCAAAACAAAGAAGTGAAGATAAAACAATAACTATTATTGGAATTGGTACCCCAGAGCAAGTTATTAAAGGTACTTATGACTATCCATCCACTAATGGTGAATTTGAATTTGGCAAATACGGAAAAACTGCAAATGTGTGAGATAATACTGGTGGTTTTCCTAAACGTTATGCTGATGAAGAATGGATTCGTAGACATCCTATTCGTCAAATGATTCCATTTGTTCGTAGAAAACCTGCTCCTGAAGGATTTTTTGAGAATCTTGGAGAACGTATTACTAATAGATTCCCTGAAGCTAAATTTGAAGATGGTGGAACGATAAAGAGTATGCAAGATGGAGGAGGTTTTGCAAGAGCTACTCGCTATTATCAAAATCACGCAAACGAAGGAATTATTAGAAAACTTCAGAACTTCTTATATTCTAGAGGATATGATTTAGGCGATGCAGGAATCGATGGACGTTTTGGACAATCTACATATGATGCTATTAGACAATATCAGAGAGATAATGGATTAGTTGATGATGGAATGTGAGGTGAAGATACTAATTCTGTCCATAGAGTACTTGGAGCTGGAGATACTACGTTTAATGGATCTCGTTCTGGAGCACATATGGGAACACACACTTATGGGCAAAATTTTGTAAACACACCATATACAAATAATACTTTTTCTACAACTTATGGTCAAATAAATGACGTAATTGAAAAAGCAATACAAAACCCGGAATGATTCTGAGGAGATTCTGAAGATGCTAAAAACTGAAGACTTTTCTTTGAAAAGGGTACACCTGACGGTAAAGGCGGCACAAATTATGGTGCGATTTTAGAGGATATTTGAAGAGAAACTCCAGATGATATTAAAGCATCTATTAACCCTAAAAAACTTCCACAGCATCTTAATTCTGCAATTTATAATGCTGGAATTCGAGAAGCTACTAATAATGCTGCTCCTGTTGTCGGTGCTACATTGGCTTTGCCAGTAATTGCTGGAGAAACTTTTGCAGGTGCTTTAGCTGCGCCACTTACAACTGTAGGATCTCTTGCTGGTTCATATGCTGGTTCTAGAATTGGTGGAAATATAGGGGAACGTGTTGGTCGTAACAGTGGAGAAAAAGTATATGACAAAAATAGTAATTTATATGGACGTCGCAACACACACGATATTTCTGCAGATGTAACTGGTGATTTAGTAGCAACAGCTGGCGATAAATCTAGAGAAGGAAGAGCTGCTGGATCAATGATTGGTACTGTAGTAGGAGGTGGACTTGGATCTAGATTGGGCAATTGATTATCTGAATTCTTTAGAAATAGTGCTACTGCTGCTCCGGCTGCTACAGATGTAGAAATTAGTAGACCTAGCACAAGTAATTCTAATGTTCCTCAAATAACATCTGGTCCACAGCCAAAGTTAATTGGTGCACATTCAGAATCGTTACAAATCCCTGAACATTTTGATACAAACATTACTGTTTATAATCCTAATATGTCTGTAAGCAGACCTTCTTATAATCAAACAATATCTACAATTAGATCTTATAGACCAGATCTTTCTTGAGTGAAAAACGCTAAAATCATTCGCAATGTAGAACCTAATATAGATTGGGGATTCCCTACTTTAATTGGTGGAGCATTTGGATCTAAACAATAAATAAAATAAAAACAATATGCAAATCTTTATATTCGATAACACAACAAATTCTCTTCGAATAGATGATTATAGCATTTTATTAGTAAAAGAATTCGCAAAACTATGAGAACCAGAAAGAAATAAATGTAAGGAGGACAAAAAAGGTGAACTGCGAATTCGCGCCTATAAAGAGTTCACTTACATTTATTTGGTTCTTGATTTTAAAAGCCCTTATTTTAAATATCTTGAAAAAGATAAACATGAAGCAGCATTAGCAGATTCTGGTCTTACAGAAGAAGATCTGAAAGATGAAGATTTTGTTAATGCTTTTCATAAATATGAAGAACTACAAGAGGCTGATCCAATCCTCGCATTAATTAAAACTGCGTATCGAACAATTTATAAAATGCGGGTTCATTTGGATAATATTGACTTTTCAGAAGTTGATGTTGATGGTAAGCCTCTTTATAAACCAAAAGATGTTATTGGTGATTTAACTTCGATTAGTAAAATAAGAGCTGAACTTCAAACGCTTGAAGAATTACATAAAACAAATCAAGAAGCTGCTGCAAAGGTCAGAGGAGACGTTCCTCTTGGCTTACTTGATTAATAATGGACTAATATGGCTATTGATAGGACTACAGGTAAACGTAAAAAAATTGTAAAGTCTGAAATTGAATTTAAAGAAGAAAGAAAAAAGAAGGCTAAACCAAAATTTGACGTTACCTATGAAGAGGAATTGATAAAATCTCTTTTTGAAGAAGATATCAAAAAGCAGAATAAATTAAATACAGTAGAAGACGTTCAGGAAGAAGATAGATTTCATCACGAACGTCCTGGAGAAGAATGAGATGTACCAATAACAGAAGAAATTCGTTATTTCGATCCAGAATTATCATATGAACTAACTGGGTATAGGCCAATTACAATGGAAAAAGGATTAGATTTTGATCCAACTCCATTTAGAGAAATGGCTACAATATTTGAAAATAAAGGAAAATATACAGAATTTCCTGAAGGTTCTAAACCATGAAGAGATCTTTGATTAAGGGAAGTAGATAGAATGCAAAACGGTTATACTGTTGGAAAATATAGATTAACTGGAGATAATTATTATTTTATTAATTATTATCGAATGCAAACTATTCCAGATGACAAAGTTGCAGGTGTTGGACGTTCTGAAAACTTTCCTTCGTTCTTAGCTAAACAATATGAATGATTTCACTATGTTGAAATGGCTGAAAAACTGCACTTAGATGCAGGCGCGTTGAAAGCTAGAGGTACTGGTTGGTCAGAAATGACAGCAGCAATGTCTGTTAGGCCTTATACAACTAACAGAGCGTATAAAGTACTTCTCACATGTGAAGCTGACGATAAACTACAGCCATTACGTGATAAATGCTGATTACAACTAGACTGGCTTAATATGAATACATCTGGAGGACTTAGACATGTACGTCAAAAGATGAATAACAATGATACAAAGCGTGCATCTAAGGTTACAAGAGATGGTCAGGAATTCGGTTGAATGTCAGAGATAAGAACGATTGTAGCAGATAACCCAAATAAAGTTAGAGGTGATCGTGTAGATAGACTTGTATATGAAGAGGCTGGATCTGCTAAACAATTAATTAAGGCTTGAATTCAAGGTGCTTCTCTTACACAGTTAGGTGGTGTACATTTCGGTACTCGTATATTTCTAGGAACTGGTGGTGATGATGTTGCAGTTGGTGGACTAGGTACAATTTTTAGTAATCCTATTGGATTTGATGTTCTTCCATATAAGAATTATGATACCTATGATGGAAAACCAGATTATACTGCTTTTTTTGCTCCTGCACATAAATTTGCACTATCTAAAAAATATCTTGATTCTCGCGGAGTAACAAATTGGCCAGAATTAAAAAAGTATTATGAGAATCAACGTTCTAAACTTTCTGGAAAAGCATTCTTAGATGAATGTGCAGAACATTGTTTTGTACCAGAAGAAGCATTAGCAAAAACTGGAGCAAATGTATTTGATGCAGAATTAATTTCTGAACAAATGACAAACATTAAAATTAGAAATCTTGGAGCTAAAATTACACCAATGGCTCTTGAATGAGATAAAAATGCTCCAGATTATTCTAAAGTAAATGCTTATGAATCATCTACATCAAAATTATTAGTAGTAGAACCACCTCTAAAAGATCCAGAAGGAAATGTTTGGAAAAATTTATATGTTGCTGGAATTGATGGTATTGATATAGGCACAGACAATTCTGCAACAGATAATGATGTTTCCGATTTTTGTATTGTTATTAAAAAGAGAGTATTTGGTACAAATGAACCAAAATACGTTGCAATATACAAAGATCGTCCAAGGGACATTCGTATAGCATATATGATAGCTCTTAAATTACTTACTTGATATAACTGTAAAGCAATGTTTGAGTTTACAAAAGTTGGTTTTCAACAATTTCTTGTTGAACGTAAAAAAGACCATTTCCTATTAGAACGTCCACAATATGCCGTATCAGTTAAAAATAAAAGAGCAGGAAATAAGAAATTACTAGGTGTACCTGGTACAGAAGCTGTAATTAAACATGGATTGGAATTGATACAAAACTTTCTTAGTGACTATTATTATACAATAGATTATCCAGATATGTTAGAGGAACTTCTGAAGTATACCTATGAGAATAAAAGAAAGTTCGATATGATTGCAGCTATGGGCTGTTGCGAAATTGGTGATGAAGCACTAACTGGAATTACTCCAGTTAAAGTAAACATTATTAATAAACAATGAAAAGACATAGGCTGGTATAAAAACGATAAAGGATACATGCAATTTGGAGTAATACCTAACGATTCATTATGACAACCTTAGAACAAGAAATACTAGAAATTATTAATCAAGTAATAGATGGAAAATACATAGGTAAATTACGAGTATTACACGAAGATAATATCTATGAACTCTATATTTACTTTGATAGATGGTATACTCCAACTATACTTGCGTATGAAGGAACAGAAGATGAATTCAAGAAATTTGTAAAGAAAGAATTCAAGAAAAATCAATATCAAAAGGTGAAATTCTGAGAAATAAATAGAGAAATAATACCTCTTGATGAAGAAGAATTTGAAGAAGATGAGGATTAATGATAAAGAAAACATTGATAGATGTATATCTGAACTCATCTATCAGAAAACTGCCTTACGTAAAGCATACAACTATTATCATGGAGTACGTGATGCAGAACAATTTAAACATTTAGAAGAAAATTACGGTATAGGCGTTCCTACATCTGTCACTTTCACTCCACTTATGAAAAAGCATATTGATGTTTTAGTAGGAGAATATCTTGAATTGGATCTAGATATGCAAGTAACATGTAAGGATTCTGAAACTATATCAAAAATTCAAAGAGATAAAAAATTGAAAATTGATTCTGAGTTATTTAACTATCTTAGAAAATATCTTCAGAATGCAATTATAAATATTTTAATGGGTTCTCAAGAACCAGTAAATGATCCTTTTATTGAAAAGGAATTACAAAGAATTAAAGATGATATTGAGAACTCGTTTGAGTCAGATTATGAGATTGCTGCTCAAAATATAATTGAGTATATTAAGCATAGTCGTGAAATTGACCTTAAAAATAAATTAAGAGAGCTATTAACGGATCTTTTAATAGGAGGCTGCTGCTATTATAGGGTTAGACCGTCTGGAGGAAAAGATAATCTTGTCTTAGATGTACTTAATCCACTTGATACTTTTATTGAAAGAAATCCAAATAGTTTCTTCTTAAACAAATCAAGACGTGCTGTTATTAGAAGGTGACTTACTAAAGATGAAATTCTAGAAGAATTTGGAGAAGATCTTACTACTGCTGCTATTTCTGAAATAGAAGATTATTTTTCTGGTACAAGAAAATATGATTATACAGATGGTCATGTAGTTATCAATACTACAATGGATGAACTTCTTGAAAATGGCGATACTCAGCGTAGACCAACTCCAGGTATTCTTGCTGGATTGGAAGTGCACCCACTTTGACCAGATGATGCAGATGAATGATACCAAGATTTAAGTAATAGAGTAATTCCTGTTTACGAATGCCAATGATTAGAGTTTGACAAAAAGAAGAATCGCTCTGTTCTTAAAGAAGGAGTTCGTATAGGTGGAGAGGTTTATATTTATCGTGATGAACCAGAATATTACATTAGAAGTAAAAGTGATCCACGTAGTTGTAAATTGAACTTAAATGGAATGTTCTTTAATGATAAAAATGGGCAGCCTTTTAGTTTAATTCAAGCCACAATGCCTCTTCAAGACAAATTTGATTTGCTTATATATTATAGAGATAATCTTATTGCATCTAGTGGTACAATTGGAGACTGAATTGATTTAGCATCTGTTCCAGAGTTCTTAGGTGTTGAAATGCCAGAACGTTTAATGAAATGAAAAGCATATAAAAAGAACGGAATGGCACTGTATGATTCTTCTCAAGAAGGAGCCCAACTTCTAAATACAACATTTAATGGATATGATGATACTTTGAAAGCACAGGCAATTCAAGCAATTCAAGTTGCAATTGATTCTGTAGAACAACAAGCATCAGCTATATCTGGTGTGTTTGCTCAAAAACTTGGACAAATACAAGAAAGAGAGGCTGCATCAAATGTTAAAGTTGGTGTTCATCAATCTTCTCTAATAACAAAGCAATATTTCCATGCTATGGATTTGATGCAAAGAGAGGTATGCCACGATTTACTTGATTTAGCAAAATATGTTTTTAAGAATGGCCTTACTGGTACAATTGTTTTGGGAGATAGACTTGTAAAAACATTTACTGCTCTTCCAGAACATTTTACAACTACTGATTTTGACATTCATATTCAAGATAGTGCTGAAACTTATGCTAAATTACAAACTGCGCAGCAATTAAATATAGAATTAATTCGTGGTGGTTTGTCTGATGCAGAAATGACAATTGATATCTTAGATGCCAAGAATCTTACTGACATGAAGAAAAGAATTGTCAAATCTATTCGTGCAAAGAAGGCAGAAAACAATATGCTTCAACAACTTCAGCAACAAGTACAGCAATATGAATCTGATGCAAAACAAAGTCAAAAGACTATTGCAGATCTGCAAAATGAAATTAAAAGACTTCAATCTCAAGTTAATTCTTCTACTCAAGCTAAAATTCAAAACGATGCTAGAAAACTGGATATCGAAGAACAAGAAGTTAGAGATAAAAAGGATTATAATGATAAACTTATTGAAGTTAAAGAAAAGCAACTTGAAGCAGAACTTGCACAGATTCATGATGGAAACCCTTATAATGATCAAATAAGAGATGTCTAAACAAATTTATATGAATGGGTGTCGTCTGGTTGTAGATGTACCAGATGGCACCTATTATATGGTTATTTATGATCAACAAGAAAA